AAATATATGATATAAAACTATTAACTGCTCAAATACTTTCTGAAAAGAAAATGCTTGACCTAAAGAAAAAAACTGAACTAGAAATAGCTAAAGCTAAGGCAGCAAGTCACGTTGCTGATATAAAGAGAGCTTTTGAACTTTATAAAATAAAAATAACATTAGATACTAAACTAAAACCAGAGCAGAAAAAACAATTAATAGGAGATGCTTCTGGGAAACTTGTTGATGCATTAAGTCAAGCTGATATAGAGTCTAAGAAAACAGAAAAAGAAATAGAAGATAGGTATAAGCCAATCTATAAAATGTTCGCAGACTTAAAACAAGCAAGGTTTGAGGCGTTATTTAGTGGATATAAAAGTAAGCCTAAAGATAAAGAAGAGACTGACCTTGAGAAATGGGCTAGGTACGCTGAGAACGCTAAAGCTATAATAAGTTCGGTAAGTGATTTTGTAGACTCTGAATTTGATAGACAAATGGCTGTTGAGCAAAATAAAACAAACGCTTTAAATAATGAACTCAATAAAAGACTTCTTGATGAAAATCTAAGTAAAGAGCAAAAGAAGGCTATACAGTTAGAAATTGCTCAGAATGACGAGAAATTAAGGGTAAAGCAAGAGAAGATTGCAAGAAAAAGGTTTAATGTAATGAAGGCTTTTAGTTTAGCTACAGCATTAGCTGATACATACTTAGCTACACAGAAAGCCTATACGTCTCAGTTACAATTAGACCCAACCTCTCCTATTAGAGCTAAGATAGCTGCTGGTGTTGCGTTAGCTGCTGGTCTTGCAAATGTTGCAGCGATAGCGAGAACAAAATTTGAATCTTCTTCTGGAAGTAGCCCTGCTATTGGAGGTGGAGGTGGTGGTAGTGCATCAAGTGCGAGAGCAGAGCCTTCTTTCAATATAGTAGGTAGGTCTAATGATAATCTATTATTGAACGCAATACAATCACAGTTTGACCAACCGTTAAGAGCTTATGTTGTAGCAAGAGACGTAACAAGTCAACAGCAAATGGATGGTGTTATTTCTGGAGAAGCAAGTACCTAAAATAAAACAAAGAAACTAAATAAAGTTAACATAACATAAAAGAATAAGATATGAATGAATTAGAAACTTTTGAATTGTTTATAGATGAAGCAAGAGAAGAAGATGGTATAGAAGCCATCTCTCTTGTTGAGTTCCCAGCAATAGAAGAAAACTTTGTAGCTCTAAGTAAGCACAAGGTAGAATTTAAAACGGTAGATACCGAGAAGAGAGTTATTGTAGGTCTTGCATTAGTTCCAGACAAGCCAATATATCGTCGTAGCGGAGACAAAGAGTATAATATTATATTCTCTAAGGAAACTGTGAGAAAAGCCTCTGAGCTATACTTAAAACGTCTTAAACTAAACAATGCTACATTAGAACACGATGAGCAAATGACAAGCGGTGTATCTGTGATAGAATCTTGGATAGTAGAAGACCCTATGAAAGATAAAACTGCTCTATACGGACTAAACGCTGTTGAAGGTGCTTGGGCTGTAACTATGAAAATAGATAATGACGAAGTATGGGAAGATGTTAAATCTGGTAAATACTTAGGATTGAGTATCGAAGGTATGTTTAGTGATAGGGCTGAAGATATTGAAGAGGTTGAGGCAGCGAGTGTGTTAGAAGAACTTAAAAAGCTATTGTCATAATGAAAGCGGTCTACTGTAAGTGCAGCAATACATACTCTATCAAATGTGATAAAGATGAGAAGAAATGTAAGTCAGCAGAATACTGGAAACAAGGTATAGGCTCGATATACAAAGAAACGGAAGAATAGAAAACAAGACACCGAGTCTATAAATAGTTATATTAATATAAATCAATAAGTATGAAAGCAACAGAAATCCTTAATAGCGTAAAAGAGCTTTTAAACCTTTCTAAAGAAGAGGTAAAAGTAGAAGACGTTATTGTAGAAGAAGCGGTAGATTTATCTACTGAAGAAGTGATTGAAGCTATTGAAGAAGAAGTAAAAGAAGTTGTTCTTGCTGAAGAACCTAAAGAAGAAGTGATTGTTGACGAGGTAGCGGAAGCACCAGTAGCAAGTTACGCTACATCTGAGGAGTTATCAGTAGTTAAAGCTGAATTACTTTCTATGATTAAAGCATTAATCGAAGATAAGTCGGCAGCGGACACTAAAGAAGTTCCTCAAGAATTATCATCACAAGAAGAGGTTGAGTTATCTGAAGAAGCAGAAGAAGTTGTGCATTCTCCAGAAGCATCAGTCGAAAAGAAAAAAAGTTTATTATCAAACCCAAACAGAGTTTTGACTACTGAAGAGAGAGTCAACAGAATGTTATTCAATTAAAAACTATATAAAAATGGCTACTACTACAAGTATTACTACTACTTATGCTGGAGAAAGTGCAGGGAAATTTATCTCAGCAGCTTTATTGGCAGGTAACACAATTGCAAACGGAGGATTGACTATTCGTCCAAACGTAAAATTTAAAGAAGTTGTAAAAAGATTGGAATTAGACGGTATCGTAAAAGATGGTACTTGTGATTTCGCTGACACATCAACTTTAACATTAACTGAAAGAGTATTACAACCTAAAGAGTTACAAGTTAACTTAGAGTTATGTAAGAAAGATTTCCGTTCTGACTGGGATGCAGTACAGATGGGGTATTCTGCTTTTGATAACTTACCAAGCTCTTTCCAAGAGTATTTAATCGGTTATGTTGCTTCAAAAGTTGCACAGAAGAACGAACAAAACATTTGGGCTGGAGCTGAAGCTGAAGGTTCATTTGATGGATTCTCTACTTTATTAGCTGCTGATGCTGCTAAGATTGAAGTAACTGGAGAAGCTGTAACTGCTGCAAACGTTGTTACTGAATTAGGGAAAGTTGTAGATGCTATTCCTTCTGCATTATACGGAAGAGATGATTTACACATCTATGTTGCACAAAACGTATTCAGAGCTTACAAAAGAGCTTTAGGTGGATTTGCATCTGGAGGACAGGGAGCTGCTGGTTTTATGGCACAAGGAAACAACCAAGACATTAACGTATTGTATTTTGACGGTGTTAAAATCTTTATGGCTAACGGACTTCCTTCTGACAAAATGATTGCTACTACTAAAGATAATTTACACTTCGGAACTGGTTTAATGGCTGATTCTCAAGAAGTACGTATCTTAGATATGGCTGACTTAGATGGTTCACAAAATGTAAGAGTAATTATGAGATTTACAGCAGGAGTACAATACGGAATTGCTGAAGATATCGTAACTTACGGAATTGCATAGTAATAAATAAATAAAACTAAAAAGGGTGGTTGGTTCTCCATCTGCCCTTTTTTATTAACTAATATTAAAAATACAAAAATTATGGCTTGTGATATTGCAATTGGAAGGTTAGAGCCTTGCAAAGATAGTGTTGGAGGGATTAATGCAGTATATTTTGTTAATTACGGAGACTTAGGAGCTATTACTTATAATGCTACTGACCTTGATGTAATTGATTCTGTTGCTGGAACTCCAAGTGCTTACAAATTTGACGTAAGAGGAAACTCAACGTACACAGAGAACATTCAATCAAGTAGAGAGAATGGAACTACAACATTTGAACAGGTGTTAGAGTTATCTCTTAAAAAATTAACCAAAGAAGACCACAAAACAATTAAGTTGTTGTCTTTCGGAAGACCTCACATAATCATCGAAGATAATAACGGAAATGCTTTTATTTCTGGATTACTTCACGGTGCTGATGTAACTGGAGGTACTGTTGTAACTGGTACTGCAATGGGAGATATGAGTGGATATACCTTAAGTTTTACTGGTATGGAAAAAACACCTTCAAACTTCCTTGATGTTGCTGTAGTTGGAAACACTGCTGCGGAGAACATTACTGCTGCTGGATTCACTATCGTTGCTGGAGTATAATTATTACCTACTTTAGTCTTATTAAACCCTGCCATTTGGTGGGGTTTTCTTATTAAATAAAACAAAATATTAGTTTGTAGTTATCTTAGTATGCTAATATTAGAACCAACAATAGGAAATAAAACTATATCAATCATACCGAGAAGTATGAATATAGAAGGTGCGGTATCTTTAAGGATAAGGAGAGATGGAGATGGCTCTGAAGAAGAAGTGTTTCCATTATCTGTTACTGAATCAGTTAATTATATTGAAATAATATTCCCTAACGATAACGGTCTTTTGAAAGAAGATTTTACATATTCATTAGAAGTATTAAAGGATGAAGAACTATGGTATAGAGACAAGATTTATGTAACGTCTCAATCTAACTCAGATATGGCTTTAAATAGTCATCAGATAGGTAACGGAAGTATTTATGATTCTTATAATGAGCTTGATGACAATACATACATAATTACAGACAGCTCGTCTATTCAAACATCTACCGTAGGCTCTACTGGAAGTACTACTGGAAGTTCTACTGGAGGTACTGTTACACAAAATAAGCCACCATCATTAATATGGAACTTCAATGAGCCACTTGATGTTAGTATAGGTTCTATATTTAGTTACCAAATAAGAGCTTGGTATTCCCCTACGTCAATCACTATAGAAAACATACCAGAAGGATTGTCTTGCAGTCCATCTGGATTAATTAGCGGAACTGCTACTGGAGAAAATAGATTGGCGGAGATGACGATAGTTATGGTAAATAGCTATGGAGAAAGCAGGGATTTAGTTGAAGTTAATTTAAATGATGAGCTTTCTTTAACGAACCCACTTAGAGCTGAGTTTAGTTATGTTCAAAGTCCTGCTATCGGTAATTCTTTTAGTTCTAGAGATGGTGTTAATTTTGCTTACAATGCTACAGGAAATCAGTTCAATAGCGAGATAAGTTTTCCAGAAGATGGTTCTCCTATGGTATTGTGGAGACCTAATAGAATTAACTACATTAGAATTGGGATACCTTTTGCTTTTCGTTTTGATGCTATGGTAAATCTTGATAGTGAATCCCCTATAACAAACACCTTTATAGATAGAGTTATCGATGGGTCGGTTTTCCTTTATAGGAGTAATTTAATAATTGGTATTGCTACGGGAGAACCAAGAACTGAAACAATAGAGTTTACAGTAGAGAATGCATTAGGGTCAACGACAGAAACTTTTGAATTTAGAATGATAGAGGATGAGGGGACTGAAATAGCTTATCCTCCAGAAAACTTAGCAGATAATGGTTCTTCATCTACATACCTAAGGTATAAGTGGGATGAAAGATTTTATAATGGNGATAGAAGATGGGAGTTTGTTAATGTTTATATGAATGGAGAGCTTTATGAACAAAGGTCTTACAGTCAAAACTCATCAAATACAGATATGCTGTTTGGTGTAGAAGGTTTTAATGAAGTGCAGTTATCTTACGTAGATAGAGATGGTGTAGAGACTGGGTTGTCTCCAGAAGGAGTTTTCTTGAAGATGAAAGGTCAAGGATATAAGCCACAGATAACAACAGATTCTGATAGAGTTTATTATATTCGTAGATACTATGGATTTCAATTAGATATCAATACCGACATAGATGCACTTGCTGTTTTTGATAATAGTAGGACTTCTTATGACTTTGACGTTCCAGATATTGAAATTGAACTACCAGTCTCGGGGACAACTCACTCTCTTGAAGGAATGATACCTTTAGGTAGTAACATACCTTTAGGTTCTCAATTCGAGGTTATATTTCAATTCTTAGGAGACGATAGTCGTGGAGACTTTAAGTCATTTACCTTACAGGCAACAGATTTAGACCCAGATATATTAAATCCTCCTACAGATATGAGTTACAGTATAGATGCTAACGGGGTGGTTGATATCAATTGGATTGAAGGTCACTACAACGGAACTATTTCTGAAACAGAATTATATCAAGATGATGTTCTTATTAGAAGGGTTTTTAATAATGAATTAAATTATAGTATTCAAGGATTATCAGCAGGAACTTATCTTTTTAAAGCAAGACATAAAGATAGTGAAGGTAATTTCTCTACATACTCAGACATTTTAACAGTAAACATATAATGAAGAACAATAAAAAAGAATACAAAGACAGTATAAGAGTCGTTAATATGTCTTCTTATCAAACTCCATCAATAAAGGAAGTTCACAATAAAGAATGGGTTTCTTTTGGGGATAACAATGATTACTTCGATAACCTAATTGAAAGGTATCTTGATAGCCCTACTAACGGTAGATGTATTAATGGTATCGTTGATATGATTTACGGTAGAGGATTGGAATCTACAAACTCCTCTATATTTCCAGAGGACTATATTAAGATGAAGCAATTACTTAGACCAAGAGAGGTTAAGAGGTTGGTTAACGATTACAAGTTATTAGGTCAAGGAGCAATGCAACTTACCTACAACAAGGCTAAAACTAAAATACTAAAGGTATCTCATTTCCCTATGGAAACATTGAGAGCTGAGAAAGCAACTAAAGGAAAGATTAAAGCATATTACTACCATCCATCTTGGAAGGACTGTAAGAACTCTGACTCCCCTAAAAGAATACCTACATTTGGTGGTGGTAACAAAACTCAACTTAACGAGCTTTACATATTCAAGCCTTATAGAAGTGGTTTTTACTACTACTCTACTGTTGATTACCAAGCCTGTTTACAGTATGCTGAATTAGAGTCTGAGGTTTCTAACTATCATATTTCTAATATACAGAATGGTTTACAGCCAAGTTTATTCGTAAACTTTAATAATGGTATCCCAAATGCTGAGACTCAACAAGCAATAGAATCTAAGATAAATAACAAGTTCTCTGGTAGCTCAAATACTGGTAAAGCTATTATTGCTTTTAACGAGTCTGCTGAAACTAAAGCTGATATCGAAGCTATTCACTTACCAGATGCTCACGCTCAATACCAATTCTTATCAGATGAGGCAAGGGAGAAGATTATGTTAGGTCACGGTATTGTTTCCCCTATCTTATTAGGTATTAAAGATAATACTGGATTTGGTAACAATGCAGAAGAATTAAGAATGTTAGGTCACGGTATTGTTTCTCCTATCTTATTAGGTATTAAAGATAATACTGGATTTGGTAACAATGCAGAAGAATTACGTACAGCATCTGTATTAATGGATAATGTTATTATCAGACCTTTACAAGATGGTGTGATTTACGGATTGACTGAGATACTTGAATTTAACAAGATACACCAAGACCTATACTTTACAACACTACAGCCTATTGAGTTTACAGAGTTAGACAATATAGAAACTAAGATTAAGAGAGAAGAAGAGACAGGAGAGAAGTTGTCAAGTCAAGAACCAAGTGGAGACTTTTCTGAAGAAGAAGGAGATGACTTGTATAATCAATTAGAGGGCTTAGGAGAGGTTTTAAGCGATGAATGGGAGCTTATCCATAGTGAAGTATACCAAGAGGAAAGTGAAGCCGTTAAAATGGCTGAAATCAAGTATTCTGATAAATC